TTAACAGCAGATACCGTCAAGGGATTTTCCCAGAGCATGCTCCAGAAAAACTTTGATGCTGCTTCTGAATCTCCTGAATGTCATTATGAATGGTGGAAACTTTTTTGTAGTAAACATCCACAGGTAGCAATCTCTGCTCCTCGAAATCATGCCAAGAGTACGGCGCTAACGTATTCTTATACGTTAGCCTGCGTGCTGTTTCGTGAACGTAGTTATGTACTAATCGTCTCTGACACAGTTTCTCAAGCTTCACAGTTTCTTAACGACATTAAACAAACTCTTCTAGAGAATGACCAAATTAGGCAGCTCTTCAAGATAAAGGAATTCACAAAAGAAACTGAAGATGACATCATCGTCACCACAGAAGACAATCACATGTTTCGTATTCAGGCCAAGGGTGCTGAACAGAAGCTACGTGGTTTGAAGTGGAACAACAAGCGTCCAGACCTCATTGTCTGTGACGACTTGGAGAATGATGAAATTGTCATGAACAAGGAACGGAGAGAGAAGTTTAGAAGGTGGTTCTACGGGGCTCTGCTGCCCTGTAAGAGCGTTAATGGTATCATCCGATATGTAGGTACCATCCTGCACTCAGACAGCCTCCTAGAGAGCCTGATGCCTCGTGTGTACAAGAAGGAAACTATTGTCACACCTCTGAAGATTTACACCAACAAGCGTGCTGCTTGGTTGTCTGTAAAGTACAGAGCACACACAGACGATTTCTCTGAAATCTTATGGCCAGCTCGCTATGACAAAGACTACTTCTTAACTAAGCGTCAAGAATACTATGAGCAAGGTATTCCTGATGTCTACTCAATGGAATATCTCAATATTCCTATTGATGAGTCTGTAGCTTATTTCAAGCGTAAAGATTTTGTTGCTATTAGCGAAGAAGAAAAGAAACTAAACCTACACTATTACATCACTGCTGACTTAGCTATTTCCAAGGAAGAAACTGCTGACTATTCAGTGTTTGTTGTAGCAGGTATGGATGAAAGTCGAATGGTGCATGTCAAGGAGGTGATTCGTGACCGCCTTGATGGTAGAGAAATTGTAGACACTATCCTGATGCTTGAAAACCTCTACAAACCAGAATGTTTTGGTATTGAGGAAATGCAGGTGACTAAAGCAATTGGTCCTTTCCTACGTGAAGAGATGATTGCTACAGGGATTTTTCCAAACCTCATTAAACTTAAGCATGGTGGCAAGGACAAGATTTCTAGAGCACGTTCTATTCAGGCTCGCTTGCGTGCTGGAGGTGTTCGATTTAATAAAGCTGGGGAGTGGTATGTGGTATCAAACACTTGAAGATGAAATGTGCACCTTCCCTCGTTCTAAACATGATGACCAAGTAGATTGTATGGCCTACCTCGGGATGCTTCTCGACACAATGGTAGAAGCACCCACTAAACAAGAGGAAGAAGATGACGCCTACGCCGATGAATATGAACGAAACATTGGGGAGCATGGACGCTGCGCCAGCACAGGGTATTGAGGCTCCTGCCTCTCCTCCTTCTCTGAGGGCAATGATTGAAAGCAAGAATATTGCACTTGATCTGGATGATGACCAGCTCAATGAAATTTCGTCACAGGTCAAAGACGGCTTTGAATATGACCTCACCACCCGTGAGGAGTGGGAAAAGAACGTCGATGAGTGGACTAAGCTTGCTCTACAAACATCAGAAGAAAAGAGTTGGCCCTGGCCTAAAGCCGCTAACGTAAAATATCCTCTGCTCTCTACAGCGGCAATGCAATTCAATGCTCGTGCCTATCCTTCACTCATCCCTTCTACTGGTGATATTGTGAAGGTAAATGTTGTAGGCAAGGACAAGGATGGTCAGAAGCTGGAGCGTGCTAAGCGTGTAAGCAAGTATATGTCCTACCAAGTGCTCAATGAAATGAGTGGCTGGGAAGAGGACATGGATAAGCTCCTGATGATGCTTCCCATCATTGGTACAGCGTTCAAAAAGACTTATTACAACAATGTAACTAAGCAAAATGTTTCAGAACTTGTTCTTCCTAAGAATTTAGTAGTAAACTACTGGGCTAAAAGCCTTGAAGATGCTGAGCGCATCAGCGAAATCCTCCCTTCAATGACCAAACGTAAGGTGAAGGGTAAGATGATGTCTGGTTTCTATCGTGATGTAGAGCTAGGTGATCCAATTCCTGATCCTAATCACATGGTTGTTGCTACAAAGCAGGATGAAACCACACCATATCAAATTATTGAGCAGCATTGCTACCTAGATTTGGATGACGATGGGTATTCTGAGCCTTATGTAGTGACTTTTGAGCGGCAAAGTGGGGAAATCCTACGCATTTGTGCTCGTTTTGATGAGGATACTATCCATGTCAATGATGAAGGAAAGCTGGAATGCATTGATCCAATTCAGTATTACACTAAATTTGGTTTTATTCCCAATCCTGACGGCGGGTTTTACGACGTGGGCTTTGGCCTGCTTCTTGCCCCGCTAAATGACTCTGTAAACACGCTGATTAATCAGCTTCTTGATGCTGGTACACTCAGCAACCTACAAGGGGGGTTCCTCGGGAAGGGCCTCAAGCTAAAGATGGGGGAATCCCGTTGGCAGCCTGGGGAATGGAAGCCAGTTAACTCTACAGCAGATGACCTGCGTAAGCAAATTGTTCCTCTGCCTGTTAAAGAGCCCAGCAACGTGCTTTTCCAGCTTATGGGGAGCCTCATTTCTTCCGGTAAGGAGCTGGCCTCAGTAGCTGAAATTTTCGTTGGTAAGATGCCAGGGCAAAATACCCCAGCAACTACCACAATGGCTACCATTGAGCAAGGGATGAAGGTATTCACTGCTGTTTACAAGCGTGTATATCGCTCCCTGAAGTCTGAATTTTACAAGATTTATTGTCTAAATCATATCTACATGGACCCCAATAAGTATGCAGCAGTGCTGGATGATGCTATTGGGCCAGATGATTTTGATGAAGAAACATATGATGTTTGTCCTGCTGCCGATCCAAACACTGCCACTTCAACAGAGAAACTGATGAAGGCACAAGGTTTGCTAGAGCTGCTTCCAACAGGTGTCCTAGACCCTGTAAACGTTGTCAAGAGAGTTCTAGAGGCTCAGGAACAACCAAATTGGGAACAACTCCTAAACCAGCAGATTCAACAAACAGGTCAAATGCAGCCTCCTCCCGATCCAAAGCTTCAAGAAATGCAAATGAAGGGCCAGCTAGAGCAGCAAAAAGCTGCAATGCAGGCTGAAATGGCACAACATAAAGCACAACTGGAAGAGCGGAGCGCACAAGTGCAGCTAGCCATGAAGGCACAGGAGCATAATATGGAGATGCAACATAAAGCAAACGTTGCAACCATTGATGCTGCTACCAAGCTCCACATGCAAAAAATCTTTAGTGCTGCTGAGCAGCTCAAAGTAAACCAGCAACTGATACAGAACAATCAGAAGCATAGCCAAGCAATGTCTCACCAAGAGGAGAAAGCGAAATTAGCGCAAAAGACAGCTACATCGAGTGGCAAGAACTCGAATTCACCAAAGCGGTAATGCACATTTTTTCTGAGAGAAAGAAAATTCTTTCAGAAAGGCTGCTGGATAACGCAGGTGAAGATCCCCTAAAAGACAGATATAACTGTGGCTATATTGCTGCATGTTATGACATCCTCAACATAGATGTAGAAGAGGTAGCAGTAGATGATTAAACCTTGTGGTCATAGGCTTATTGTAAAGCCTTTTACACTTGTACAAGTAGACGACGTATATGCTAGTGCCAAACGAATGGGTCTAGAAGTTGTACGTCCTAATGAAAAGCGAGAAGACGCGTCGGTGGACAAAGGTATTGTTCTCGCCGTTGGTCCTACTTGTTGGCCCGATCAAGAACCATGGTGCAAGGTAGGTGATACCATCATCTTTGCTAAATTTTCTCCTAAGTTTATTGATGATCCTGAGACTAAAGAATCTCTTGGTATCCTAAACGATGAAGATGTTGTAGCTGTATTGGAGGAGTAAATGTCTGAAGAACTAAACACTGAAGTTGTAGAAACTTCCACTGGTGAGACGACTAAACAGCTCTCTCCTATGGAACAAAAGGCCCTAGATCAGGGCTGGCGTCCAAAGGAAGAGTTTAATGGAGATCCAGAGAGCTTTATTGATGCTGCTGAATTTGTTCGTCGAGGCGAGCTGTTCTCTAAGATTGAACACCAGTCTAAGGAACTAAAGCAAGTTCGACAAGCTTTAGAAGCTCTCAAGGATCATCATAGCAAGGTTAAGGAAACAGAATACAAACGTGCCCTAGCTAGTCTAGACTCTGCTCGTAAGCAGGCACTAGCTGATGGTGAGCATGACCGTTTCTTTGCCCTTGAAGAGAAGATTGAAGAAGTAAAGGCTGAGAAGGCTGAGTTTGATGCAGAACTAAATAGCGTTCCTACACAAGATGCCTCACAACCTCCTCAGGAGTTTGTTAATTGGGTTAATCAAAATAAGTGGTACGAGAACGATAAGGCTATGCGTGCTTATGCCGACCGCCTTGGTACAGAACTTGCTGCTTCCTATCCCCCTGCCACTGTCCTACAGATGGTAGAAAAGGAAGTGAAGAAGGAGTTCTCACATAAGTTTACCAATCCAAAGTCGTCACGTCCTATGGCAGTGGAACCTGCTGGTCGAGGTGGTGGGAAGTCTGATACCTTCCAACTAACTCCTGAAGAGCGTGACATTATGCGAAAGTTCGTCCGTAGTGGTGTAATGTCTGAAAAAGAATACATCGCTGAATTGCAGAAAGTGAAGGGAAATTAATATGACTACCCCTGCCCGTGGCGCAAGAGCTACCCGTACCCAACGTGTTCCAGTTACTGAACGCAGCATTCTCTCTGTAAAGGGCAAAGAGCCCGGCTTTCATTATCGAATTGTTAATGACCAGGGTGATCGCGTACAGATGCTTCTAGACGCTGGTTACGAAATTGTTGATGCATCCGCAGTGCAAGTGGGGGACAAGCGTATTAGCTCTGTTTCTCCTGAAGGCACTAAAGCACAGGTTTCTGTGGGCGGTGGGACTAAGGCATTTGTCATGCGACAAAAGCAAGAGTGGTATGATGAAGATCAAGCCGCTAAGCAAGCCAAGGTTACACAGTCTGAAGAAGCTATTAAAAATGTTCCTGGCTTCACCGGCTCAGTACGAGTGAATAGGGAATAACATGGAGAATATTAAATGGCTAGTGTACCCGCAGGCTTTCGTCCTGTAAAACACATGAACGGTTCTGCCTATAATGGGCAGGTCAACCGTTACATGATTTCCGCTTCTGATACGGCCGCGACTAACGTCGGAGACCTAGTTCAGCTTTCTGACAACGCTGCTCTTGTTGATGCTCAAACTGGCTTTGGTGTATACCCTGCCGTTGAACGTATTGGCTCTGGCACAGCAGTTCCCATTGTAGGTGCCATTGTAGGCTTTGAGGTTGATTTCTCGAATCTGAATTCTGGTAACTATCGTGCTGCTTCCACTCGTCGAGTTGCTCTTGTAGCTGATTCGCCTGACCTGATTTTCGCTGCTCCTCAAGACGCCGTTGGCGGTGTTGTGGCTGCTGCTTCTGTTGGTCTGAATGTGTCGATTAATCTTGGCACTGCTGCAACTACAGCTCCTTATGCTTCTGGCATGACTGTGGATAGCTCAACCGTTGCCACTACAGCAACAATTCCTCTGCAAATTATGGGTGTGACTGCCTCACCTGACAATGATGAAACTTCAACTTCACGTCCCGCAGAGCTACTCGTTCGCATCAATACTCACCAGTATGGTGCTGCTGGTCTTGCTGGCGTATAAAGGAGAATAAATAATGTCAGGTATTATCAATAGTTCCAGTTTTGCCAAAAGCCTATGGCCCGGCGTAAATGCTTGGTACGGCAAGGCATATGCTGAGTATCCCGTCGAATACACAAAGCTGTTCGACACTTTCAAGTCTACCCGTGCGTTTGAAGAAGATGTCGGTGTTACGTCGTTCGGTCTAGCAATTGCAAAGCCTGAAGGCTCTGCTATCAGCTATGACACTGAACGTCAAGCATTCATCACTCGTTACAGCCACGTAGTGTATGCTCTTGGTTTCGTCATCACCCGTGAAATCATGGAAGATGACCAGTATGATGTCGTAGGTCAGCGTAAGGCTCAAGGTCTTGCATTCTCTATGCGTCAGACTAAGGAACTGATTGCTGCTAACGTGTACAACCGGGCATTCAACACCTCCTACCTTGGTGGTGACGGTTCTACCCTAATTGCTTCGGCTGCTGGTGGTAGCGCAAGTCATGCTCTGTTTGCTGGTGGCACTGCTACTAACGGTCCTACAACCGCTGCTGACCTTTCAGAAGCCTCGCTTGAGCAGGCTATGATTGATATTGCTGGTTTCACCAATGACCGTGGTTTGCTGATTGCTGTGCGTCCTAAGAGCCTCATCATTGCTCGTCAGAACATCTTTGAGGCCAAGCGCCTCACTGCTCCTGATGGCCGTCCTGGTGTTGACACCAACGACGTGAACGCTCTGAAGAGCCTCGGCATGGTTCCTGAAGTGGTTGTAAACCACTATCTGGTTGATCCCGATGCTTGGTTCATTCGTACTGATGCTCCTCATGGCATGAAGTATTTTGAACGTCGTGCTGACCAGTTTGAAATGGATAACGACTTTGACACCGAGAACGCTAAGTTCAAGGCCACTGCTCGTTATAGCTTTGGCTGGACTGACTGGCGTGGTATCTACGGTAGCCCTGGCGCCTAATGGAAGGGCTTCGGCCCTTCTTTTAACTAAGGAAACTACATGACGATTCCAACCGCACAAATTGGGCTTAGTTATCCTAAGCCCCGCGAACTTCTAACAAAGATTTTTAAAATTTCACGCAGCGACACAACTGCTGCTGTTAAGGCTGCTCTGCCAAAGAGTGCCTACATTCTTGGTGCTTATGTCATCGGTGGTGTTGCCTCAGACGCAGCAACCACAGCTACAATTAGTTTCGGTAGCTCTGCTACTGCCACTGAATATGTAAGTGGCTATGACGTAAAAACTGCTGCCACTGGTGAAGGTTATTCTGCTGTAGGTGCTGCTGCCGTAGGCTCTGCCTTCGGTGTAGCTC